AGAGCCAACAGTCAGGGTCAGCGTAGCATCGCCTTCAGCAGTCACGGCGGCGGCGGTAACCACGCCAGTAGCAGCGCGGGAGCCGGTGGTGTGCTGCTTGATCGACTGAGACATGTTGATCTCGTCAAAGCCCAGCACGCCAGTGCCCATCATGCCGTTCTTGAACTGCTTGCTGATGGTGTCGGTGGGGTTGAACAGACCTTTCATGCCTTCGACCAAACCAGCGTTAGCAGCCGGGTTGACGGTGGCGTAGCGAGGTGACATTACAGCAGCGTTCTCGTTGAGCTTTTGCTGGGCTTGCAGCAGAACCAGCGAGGTAGCGGGAGTGGTGCCAGGTGTACCAACGGTGTTGCCGATGTACTTGAAGCTGTTTGCCACGTCAGCGTCGATGCTGGAGGCCAACTGGCTGATACGAGGCTTCAGAACACGCTCTGCGAAGTCGTCCAACTGCATGGTCAGTTCGGCAGACGTGAAGTTCACGCCGATGTGCTTTTGCGAAGACACAGTCAGGGTGGTGAACTGCTCGTTGTCGTCCTGCACTTGCAGGGCGGCGCCGTCGGTGACCAGAGCGCGGTCAGGCAGACGGATACGCAGGGTCGAACCGATCTTGGCACCTTCAACAGCAAAGCTGTCGTCGTACTGACGGTTCACGTTACGGGTGAGCACCAGGTTGTTCTCTAGGCCAAATGTTCGCCAAGGTTCGTTACGCCTTGACCGCCCTTTCGGGCTGCTGCATGTCACCATGCAGAGCAGACTATCTCTTCACCCTCTTGCGAGGGGCTGTGCGCTTCCAGCCACTTGGCTGTACTCCCTTACGGGATAGTCGTTACACCTTCCGCTGGTGAGGACAAACGCCGCCGTTTTTGTGTTTGCCAACTTGGCAGTTCATACACAGAACTTGGTACCCCTCAGGGAACTTGTTCTTACGGAGCCAGATGTAGAAAGCTGTACCGCTTCCGCCGTACAAACCTGCCTTTCTCTGCTCAGCCCCGTCGTTATGAACGTGGTCAATTGACAAAAACATTCGCTCAGTCTCTCCGCAGCAGTTGCACTTGTATCCGCCGTAGGCTTCAAACACTTGCTCTCTGCACCGGTCTTGATTGCGCTTGGTTTTCTCAGACTCTGCGGCGCGTATCGCGGCCACTTCCTCTGGCGTTCCATTTGCAATCTTCCGGTTGCGCCATTCGCGTGCGTGCTCTCGGGACTTCTCCCTGTTTGCATCACGCCAATCGCGCATACGCTGATTGAACTTCTCTCGGTTGCGCTCTCGGTATCTGGCTGCGGCTTCGCGGTTTTTAGCCCGCTTGGCCTCGACATCTACCTCACTATCCTCACTTTTGGCTTGGCTCGGTGTTTTCATGTAATCATCTTACATGACGTCCACCGAATTCACACAGTTTTTTTCCTAGGGTTACCCCTAGGGGAGACCGATTAGTTAATCTCCAGAGCCTTCCGGGTGATCATGTCAATTGTCAAGATTGAGTTAGCCATGATCAAAAAATTCCTTTAAAAAAGTTAGCGGTTCATTTGCGCTTGCAGCTTCTTCATCTGCCGGGCACGTTCAGCTTCAATCCACTGCGAGTCAGTCATGGTCTTCGTCGAGCGAGGATCAGTCGTGTCGTAGGACGAACTTCCACTGGTGCGTGCGGTAACAGGCGAAATAGGCGCAGGCGCAGACGTAGTCGGTTTCACAAGAGGATTGGAGCCAAGTTTGGCCTCAATCTTCCCAATCTCTCGGGCCTGCAAAAGAGGTGCCAAGCGGGAGATGCGATCAGCTTCCTTCGGGTTGGTTCCCAGCCAATAAGCTAGGTCCGGCCCCATGTCGGACGCCTTGATTGTCTCGGCCATCACGTCAGTGACTCGGAGTTGCGGGTTGTAGGCGACTTGTTCAAAGTCGTCGTACTTGGCCCTAGCCTCTTCCTCACGGTCGTGGTAAGCGTCGTTAATCTCAGCCTGCTGCCGTTGGAACTCACGCTGTGCAAGCAGTTCTTCAGCCTTTTTGACGGCCAGCGCTTCCGCGTAGGCATCAGGGGACTCAAACTGGTCGATAGGCGGGACTTCTTTTGGCGCTTGCGGTTGGGCAAGTTTGGCCTGCTGTTCACGTTCCCATTTGCGCTGCTCTCTGGCAAGGCGCTTGCTGATCATCGCGTCGATCTCGGCCTGGGAAAACTTCTTTTCCTCGGGCGTCTGCTCGGGTTGACTCTCAGCTACTTCCGGCGCGTTTTGTGCAGTGTCCGTGGTGGCCGTCACCTCGGCTGCTGGCGCGGATTCAACTTCCGCTAAGGCTTGTTGGACTTCTTCAGTCATTTATTGTTCCGTAGGAACCTCGGTCTACTGGGCCGATACAGTTCTCAGATTATGCGCTAAGAAGGCGCTTGTCAAGATCAGTTTGGCAAGGTTGTGTTGGCAGGCAATGTGCTCTTACTCCACGCAAGTGTGCCTGCTGCATTTTTGCTTGAGTTTCCAGTGATCGCAAGAATGTCAAATGTTGATGTAGTTTGCACAACATCTTCTTGCGATGCTTGGCTGACGTTGTAAAAACGATTGCTCACTATTTCAAAGGTGCCATTGTGATTAATGATTTGGATGCGAATAGGAGTAAATTCCACCGTCCACCGAGAGACATTTCGCTCCATCAAAGCATATTTCATGTTGGCAAAAATTGCCGTGTTGCCGTTTTGAATGGTGTTGTAGCACAACCGAACATCAGCGTTGCCGCCTCCACTAGTCCCACCATTCACAGAAAACGCTCTATCCATTCCAGTTGAATCTCCGACGAATCGGTTGTTGAAAATATTGATGTTGTTTAACACAACTTCGGCAGGATCATCAAACGACATTACGAAATAACCACCGCCTAAGTTCCAGCAGTTGTTGTTTTGGACGTAAACATTGCTAATGTCAAAATCTGCAACTGCGGTGGAAAAATTGCGAAAGTAAACAAAAACGCTTGCACCAGAATAAGATGCCAACGCTGCTTTGTTTTGCGACACAAACGTGTTGTTTTGAACGTACAAGCCGTCTATTGCCACGTTGTTGTCTTGCACACAAGCCACGCCCGTCAGGCCGCGCAAATAGTTGCCAATCACCTGAATGTTTGTTGTGTGGTCATTATCTTGCGTAGTTGTCAACAACGTAAAAAAGACGCAAACACCATCACCTGCTGACGCCACATCACTTAAATACACAAAGTTGTTTTGAATGGTGGCCGCCTTTGGCGAAAGCAACCGAATGCCGTAGCAAACCCCACCAGTACCAGTTGCCACATAAATGCGGTTGTTTTGCACATTGATTGATTCAACAACATCGTTGTAAGGCGTACCTTCTTGAATGTAAATCCCGTAATCTTTAACATTTAAAGTGCAACCAATGACATTGATGTTGCCAATCTCAAAATTTCTAGCCTCTAGTTCATTGCCAAAATCAAACCCACGCCCAGCTTGTGTTTCGTTTTCATTAACCGTAATGTTTTCATAAAGCACATTTCGAGAGTAGCAGTTAAGAACAGAGCCGCCACTATGGGTAAATTTAGCATTACGAATGCTTACAAGATCACAATACCAAATGCCCGCATGGCTTGAGGTGTTCACCGCAGTGCCACGGCCTCTCCACTCGTTAAAACTGACTTGAAAACATTCGTAAAAGTTGAAGCCTTCTTCGCGTATGTTTTCGGTCAAGATTCTATTGAATGAAACTCTGGCGCAGTTGTCAAACTGAGCCATGCCAAACGCCAGTAGTGCTTTCCCAGTTAGCGTGTCGTTGTAGTTAGTAACAAAATCAAAAAACACGCAGTCATCAAACGTTAGGTCTTCAACCAAAACAAATTTCAAACTGTTTTGCGATGTCAATGCTGGACCGCTGTCGTAGTTGTATGCGCCCTTAGCAAAGTTAAACTTGATGTTGGTAAACGTGATGTTCTGGTTGCCGCCAACAGTGTCTAAGTTGCGGAACATTTGATTTGGATACCCGCCAGTGCCTTGGGGCGTCATGATGCCAAGAAATTGGGTGCCTGGCGATCCTTGCAGCCATACATTGCTTGGCACTTGAACAGTACCTGCAATTTTGTAAGTCACCGGCTCAAAAACAATAATGCTGCCAGCATTAACAGCAGCTTGAATGGCTGCGGTGTCATCGGTTACACCATCGCCAACAGCGCCATAGTCAGTGACATTAACGGCAGGGCCGTTAATCATTGAGTAAGTAACTTTTGTGAGCGCCATTTTGTGCCTTATGTGCGGTAAATGACTTGAAATGTCAAAGTGTTGCCGGTTCTGCTGCTTGCGTTGATGCTACGACCTGACCAAACCATTGATGTAGCAGACCCAGCCATTTGAATGTAGCCATCATTTATGTCGCCGCTAGTCCAATTGCTTGTTACAACAAAACCGCGAGCAGCTCGTGCATTGCCTGTGAAGGGGAAACTGCCGATGGTGAAATCGGCCGTGCCCACTGACGCGTCTGTATTTATAGTGACTTGAATTTGCAACATCACAATGTTGCCGTTTCTAGTGTACGATGCAACACTAGAAGTAAGTGTGGTCGTGCCAACCGAGCTAATAATAGTCGGCGTAAACGCCCCCTCTTCGTACCAGTTCAGCAACTCGCTCGTCATCCCTGGCGCGTTGGCGTTGGCACTAAAGTTAAAGCCTTTTCCTGCAATACTTTGGGTAAAGTTGTCAGTAAACGATCCTCCAGCCGTTGCAATAGCGCGGCCAGCCGTTAAATCTGCAACAGACACTTTTTTAGTTGCGCCGCCTTGAACAACTGCTAGCGCTTCGGTGCCAACAAGGGGAGTTGTTGCCGGGTCTAAAGCGGATATTTTTTTATCTGCCATAATGAATCCTTAGACGTAATTGACTTCGATTGACGAAGTAACTGGGGGCGCTTCTGAGAACGTGACAACAACGCCAGCGATGCTGTAGGTGTTTTTCTGCTGGTACACGCCGTTAATGTATATATTGGTCGCGTTTTCGCCTGCGGGAGCGCTTGCCAAATTGAACGTGGTATCCGTGCCGTCACCCGTAAAGTTGGCAATGATCGCCGTGGCGTTGAAGCTGCTGCCCACATTGTCGTATGTAGCAAGCGTGACGTCGGTGCTGGTCTTGAGCACAAACTTGTACAGCCGCAGCGCGTTCCAAATTTCACCGCTAGGCACTCGGCCAGCAGCGTCCAGAATGATCGGATTGGTATGGGCGGTGTTGCCAGACGACGAGGTGTACGAGGCCAACGGCGTAGTTGTGCCAGCCTCGTAAGTGTAAATTTTGCCGCCAGTCAGCACATTGCCGCTGTTGTCAAAAAACTGAGCGCCAACGCCGCCAAAAATTGAGAGCGATACAGCGGGCATGTGTTACTCCAACAAAATCAAACCACCGTCCTCTTGGACGAGGTTGTCACCGGACTCGGTGAGAAGGTTGCTCTGGGCCTGCTCGCTTCCACGCCCGCCAAACAGCGAAATGATGCCGCCCAGCCCAAGGCCGACGGCGTTGCGGAAGGCTATACCGAAGCTCATTGCTTGTTGATAGGTTTGGCGTATGCAGTGCCGTCGGTGCTGCCGATCCGCAGCACGCTGACGCGCCAGGGGGCGCCGGTCGTGTTCAGCGGCACGACAAACGGGATGGGCGTAAAGGCGGGGATCGGAGTGCTGGCGCTGGTAGCCACGGCCCCAACGCCCACTTCAACGTAGCAAGATTGGTCGCACCAAACCACCACGCCTTGCGGGCCAGCGCCCCATGCAGTGGTGTTGCCAGCGCTGGCGCCGGCAGTCGCACTGTAAGCGGGAAAATCCGCTTTGCTCATTGGGTTGAGAAGTTCCATGATGTGTCCTTATGCCAAAAATTTGAGCTTATACAGCGTTCGCAGATATATCTCGACGATATTATCAATCAACTGCTGCAATGTTGAGTCTTCTTTTTTTGCCACCTTGTAGCGCATCTCCTCGACCTCGGCCAGAGATGCCTCAAGAAATTCGGTGATGTTGGCCGTTTTCTTGGCCGAGTGTAGGGTAATTGGCCCAATCAACCCGTGACGACCTTGGTACGTCTCGGCAAAGTCGTCAGCCGCGCCGATGATGCGGTCATAGAAGATATTGAGTGCTTGGTGCTTGGAATAGCTGCGCGTGTTCAGATGCACCGAGTGGGCTACGTCGCGGGCCAAGAACAAGAGGCCCATGAAGTCTGCTGCGGTGCTCATTGCATGGCTCCTTCGGGTGGCATCTCAGGCACCTGCGCGTTCAGGTTGTTGCTTTCCATCGCCGCCGCCACGACGCCCATAGCGATGTCCTGAATCTGCTGCTCGGTCATGCCGGCCTGCACCGCGCTGATGCGCTGCGTCTCAGCCTGGTACGCCTTGATCTCAGCCTCAAACTCCTTGATCGACAGGTCACGGGCCTCCATCGACTTTTGCACGTTCTGGAGCATCCCGGCCATTTGCTGCATCTCTTGGTTCATGGCCTCCATCTGCTGCTTGGCCGCAGCCAGCGCCGGGTTGTCCTCATCATCGCCGATGATCGCCGGGTCGATGACCTTGGCAAACCGCTGAGACATCTCCTGAGCGCCCGGCCAGTCCATGTTCTTGACGAACAGGTCGCCAGCCACGCGCCAGAGGTCCGGGTTGCCTTGCAGCAGTTGGGCCATCGCCTCCAGCGACTCTTGACGCTTGGTGGCAAAGCCGGGTCCGGTGATGACCATCACGTCGTACTTGCCGACGCCGGGGTTGTAGATTTTCTCGACCACAATGCCACGCTCGTCGCGGATCTTTTTGACCGGCTCGGGCTGCATCGGATTGATCTTGATCATCTTGGACTCGCCGTCCTCGCCAACGATCCGGGCAATGCGCTCGGTGTCGTAGATTTTGGGGATCAGGTCGATCAACTGACGCCCGATGTAGCGAATAAACCGAGCGTAGTTGTCAACGTAGTGGTAGGTGCCGGTGTCCGACTCCTTTTGCCGAGCCAGAATGGCCTTGCCGCTGCGCTCGTTCGATGTTTGGCCCAGCGAGGCGTTGTATTGCCCAGTGACGCTCTTGATGTCGTCAGAAGCACCCATTTTGGCCTGTATGAGGCCGGTTTGGGGCAGGGGCGGGGCTGCTCTCTCCGGCAGCGGCAAAACAGTGCCAGCGCCGTCGGTAACGTCCGGGTTAACCTCAAGGTACGGCCAGTTCTGGGTGTTTGCAGTCTTCCACTGCATCTCGTAACCCTCGAACTGCCCGCCGTAGCCGATGAACGGCGCCTTGGGGGCCAGCGCCAGCATTTCGGCCTCTTGGCTGGTCCAGTAGTTGTACATGCGCTGCGCGTCTTTGGCGTTACGCACGAGGCCGCTGACGTACAGCCGGCCCTCAACCTCAAACTCATTGCCCACGCAGCGGATCACCGGGATGTGCGAGCCGGCCCAGTCGGACCGCTCCAGCACCTCGTAGCCGTTGATCTTGAGCCACTTGACCTTCTTGCGGTCAGACGGGCGCGAGCGCAGGGGCTTGCCAA